ATCTCATAAGGTCTGTCCTCGTGGACACCTATGAAAAAAGTCCACTTTTCCCCCTGTACGGTCGTGTGGATAACCTCGCACGGAAGCTCCTTAGGGCGTTTTGGGGCATGGCGGTCCATGAACTTGCCGGAGGTGTCTATTTTCTTTTCTGTGTTCTCTGCCGAAATCAAGACACCAGACCTGCAACCATCACGATAAACTGTCACGCCCTTACATCCAGACTCCCACCCGGTCATGTAAATGTTTTTAATGACCTCGACAGAAGTTTCTTTTGGTACATTGGTTGTGTTGGAGATGCTGTGACAGATCCACTTCTGGGCAGCAGCCTGAACCAATACCTTGTTAACCCAGTCAATGTCATTTGCCCTGGACTTGTGATAGGGGGAATTTTCTACCCCTGTTTTTCCTGTTGTCTCCATCCAGGTTTTGAACTGGTGGTGATAGACCTCAAATTCCTGCCACTTGTCTCCCATGGGATCCACGAAGTCAATTCTGGCTTCCTTGTCATTTGGATTGATTTTCTTACGACGCTTGTAGGCGACTTCAAACACTGGCTCAATGCCAGAGGTGGTCTGGGTTAGTACCGACACCGATCCTGCGGGGGCTGTTGTGGTGAGGGCTACATTTCTTCTCCCGTATTTTTTCCAATTCTCCGCAAGGTCTCCTCCCTTGTCAAGGGCAAACACTCGCTGTAAGAAAGGATGATCTTTCTCAAGCTCATAGTCAAATGCAGGAAACGCTCCACGTTCCTCTGCCATTGTGACCGTAGACGTGTAGGCTCCCAGGGCCAGGAGGCTGTAGATATTGTCCGTGACCGTAATGGACGCCTGCGACCCATACTGGAGACCCAAGGCAGCAAAGGTGTCCCCGATGGCAGTGAGACCAAGGCCAGTTCTCCTGCCCCTCTCACATGCGTTCTTGATTTTGAGCCAAAGGTCTTTCTCAATTTTCTTTACGTCCTCTGGTTCAGGATCGTTATTTATCTTGGTCAGGATTGAGTCGATACACTCAAGTTCAAGGTCAATCAGGTCATCCATAAGACGCTGTGCCACGATCACGCACTCTTTAAATTTCTTCGTGTTAAACTGAGCGTTCTTGTGGAATGGCCTGTCAACAAAACTCAGGGCATTAACCAACAAAAGCCTACAACTATCATACGGGCTGAGAACAATTTCCCCGCAAGGATTTGTTGAAGTGGACTTAAACTCCTCATAGCAGTGACTCGGGGTTTCTCTGTCTATGGTGTCCCAGAAAAGCAATCCGGGTTCTGCGCTCATGTGGGCTGCCTCAATTATTTGGGTCCACAAAGTTTTTGCGTCAACGTTTCTAGTGATAGAAGGGTGGCGGGAGTCAACAGGAAATCTCAACTGTACCGACTCCCCTGCCTGAACCGCACGCATGAACTCATCCGAGAGCCTTATGGAAATATTTGCCCCGGTAACTTTCTTGAGGTCCTGTTTAATTTTAATGAAGGTTTCGATCTCTGGGTGATGGACAGAAATCGTGAGCATGAGGGCTCCCCTGCGCCCACCCTGGGCAACTTCCCTACATGTGTTGGAGAATCTCTCCATGAAGACTCCAATACCGTCCGTGGTCTTTGCGGCATTGGAGGTAGAAAGTCCCCTAGGGCGGATTGTGGAAATGTCAAATCCCACTCCGCCCCGACGCTTCATAAGTTGAGCCTCCTCCTGATCGGTCTTGAGAATGCCCCCATAGGAGTCAAACGGCGACTGAATAACGAAGCAGTTGCTCAGGGAAACTGTCTGGAAAGAATTCCCGATACCAGACATTGGGGAGCCCTGGGGAATGATGTACTTGAAGTCCTTAAGCCACCCGTAAATCTCTTCCTCGGAAAGAGGATTTGGATACTTCTCCTCAATCCTGGCAAACTCCCTAGCAAGTCTTTTGTGCATTTCATCAGGAGTTGACTCCAGAATATATCCGGTAGTGGGATTTGTTAAGGCATATTTTCCAAGGAAAACCTGCGCCGCTAGTTCATCACCACTAAAGTATTTAGTCGATTCCTTTAAAGCTGTACCGTAATCCATCGAATTTATCTTCCTCAGTCTACGAGCTTCTCAATTTTTACGGCTTCATTACTTTTTTCTTTTTGCTGGTCCCTGTAAAGTTTTCTTAGAACCGTGACCGCGCTAGAAGCTGTCGAACCTCCGTTACCATTGTTTTGGCCATATGGTTTCGGGTCATTGCTGCCCTCTCCAAAGGAGTCGGGTTCCATCTCAGAAACAAATCTCAGTTTCGACTTTGAGGTGTCAAGGTGAACATAGTATTGAATGCCGTCCTTACCGGCTCTGTTCTTTGAGATAAAGAACGTTCCATAGCCGGTTGCCTTAAGTTCAGGCTTTCTATGAAAACCGAAAATAACGTCACATGCATGGCTCTGGCCATAGGATTCAGCCATATTCGTCATGTCGATGAAATCTGCCTTGGCTCCCTCCTTGTTAGACTGGGTGGCTGTCCAAATAGGAACGTTGAGTTCCTGAGCAAGACCACGAAGCTCCTCGAAAATTCTCTGAAGTTCCATTCTCGGGAGGTCGTATCTCTCAGTGGATCGCATGATACCAGAATAATCAACAATTACGAGGTCTGGTCTAAAGCCAGTCAAGGCGAGCCTATCCATGTGATTGCGAAGAGTTTGCACGTTAGCTGTTCTACATGGGAATTCTTTGATAATAAGCTTCCCGTACTTATCTGTGTTTTCTTTGTAGTGATCTTTGATTTTTTGAACGTGCTCTGAGCACTCCAAAGAATTTATGTCGCACAAATAACTATCGTACCTAACGCCCATTACTCTCTCACGAAGCTCAAAAGTGTAGTGGACTACGTTTTTTCCTCTCTTGATCGCCTCTGCCCCGAAGCCGATAAGAATATGAGATTTTCCAACCCCGGACATGGCTATGACGGTACCAATTTCTCCTGCCCCAAGCCCCCCGTTGAGGATCTGCCTGGTGTCCAGTTCGGCTATTCCGGTCCTAACAGGGTTTCTATATGTTTCCGAGTACCTTGTGTCGATATCTGTGCCGAGTTCCAAACCTGTGGTGGTGGTCATACCGGCCGCCAGGGCTTCCTTGATGACCGTGGCTACCTTGTCATAGTCCTCGGAGACAATAAGCTCCACGGACTTTTCTAGAGCCATCTGGAGCCCTTGCTTGCGGCAGAACTCCAGGGCTCTGTCCTTCACGTAGGGAAGGTCACCAAGGTTTTCGTTCTTGGTGACCATAACCAGGAACCCGTGAACTTGCTGACGGAGAATTGCGTCCCTGTCGGAGCGCAACTCCTCGACAAGGATTGTCCTCAGAAGCTCCTGTGAGGGGAACTCCTTGAATTCCTTATGGTATCCAACATACTTGCTTGCGATGAGTTTTAGATAGGCGTGCTCAAAGTATCCTACGTCCAAAACCTCCGCAAACTGCGCGGCCCAAAGCCTGTCAAAAATCATAGCCTGTACGATTTTTTCCTGGAAGCTCTTGTCGAAAGTGAAATGTTTTCCTTGCGTTTTGTCCTGTGTTTCCTTGGACATACGTTATTCTCCTTTGGTTAGAAATTGTTAAATAGGCTAAATGTGGATGACTCTGCGGTCGGGATTTCTACCCATATTCACCATGACCAACCATCGTCTGTTTAAAGATGTCGGCCGAGGGAAATCTTCCACAAAAAACATCACTCAACGAGAGTTGTTTTGAACAGAGTCGATAGCCTGTCGTAGTCAATGTCAGTTACGACACCAGCATCCATCATAGTACGAATCAATCCCAATTTATTCAAGTTTGGCTTGAAGTTGTCAACAGTAAAATCAATTTTCTGAATTTGACTTGCAGAAAGAGTAGTTGAGTCAAGATACATCAGACTCCAATTTCTTTCTAAGATGCTCTTTGAGTTGAAAACATCGGAATATGCTTTTATTTTCGACTTCTCGGCGAGCTTCTGTTGGCAAAAGTTTAAAATATCCTGGGACTGGAGATCGACTGCAGTGTCTGCGAGGATCGGGAATCTCTTGGCAGCCGTCTTTAGACCAATGCCGTCCACACCCGGAATGTTGTCAGAGGTATCCCCGACCATTGTCCTGGCGAGACAGAAGTTTCTAGGGGAAATGCTGTACTGATCTAGGATTTTCTGGGCACTTACCAGAATCTTCTTTGCGGGGTCATATATCTCAATACTTGGATTTTCCAAAAGTTGATAGAAATCTTTGTCAGAGGACACAAGAATTTTTCTTGCGTTCTCCTGGGCAAGTTTGTTTCGGAGGAGATAGCCGATAACGTCATCGGCTTCCGTCTCCCCGACGTACAACTGACAAACCGGCATCTGCTTTAGAATTTGGGTGAGGAGATGAAGCTGTCTGAGCTTGTTCTCCTGGTCATTCATTAACCAGGACCTTTTAGAGGTGTCCTTGTTTACGTCCTTGAAGGACTCCTTGTCTTTTGCTCTGTTGGCCTTATAGCCCTCAAAGATTTTTTTCCTACGAGGAGAGGCTCCGCCCTGTTCCCAGACCACAAACAATTTCTTTGGAACGAAGTTGTGGGTCAGGTAGTTAAGATACTTCACAAAACCCACAACCCCGCCAACGGGATCCCCGGAGGTGGTGGTGTCTGGTCTTGCACAAAACATTCTCACAAACAAATTAAGACCATCTACTACTAGTATAGGTCTAGATTGTTTTTGGGCGCCCGTTTGCAGCACCAATTTCCTTATGACATTTGACACAGAGCGTTCGTCCATTTCTTATATCCCATATTTCTAATGTATTTATGGCCTGACTGACCGTCTGTACATTGTTCTTTTTTATCAATTCGCACAAGGGCTCAACGTGATCTGCATTTATTTTTTGGCCCCGACTATCGGATTTAATTTCAAAAACTTTTTTATGACAATTCACACAGGTCCAGCAGCCAGTGCGGCGGCGAGAGCGTCTCGCTCGGCCACCAGCGCCCTAACGGCGGCAACGCCCGCCTCCAATGCACCAGTAGACGGACGATCTCCGCTTCACGTTCCGGTGTCATGGCTTTCACAGTTCCTTTCCTCGATCACATGAGTGATAAAGCGGTACCCAACAATGCACCCGCCAATAAATATAATAAACAGCAAAAGCGACCAGAGCCACATTTGTGTTTCTGCATTTACTCCGTTGGTCATAGGCCAGAACTCCCAAATCCACTAGAGCCTCTGTTTGTTTCTGTAACCTTGTCTGTCTCTTCCATCGTGACCTCCCCGGCGGTGGCTACCTTATAGATAACCAGCTGGGCAATACGGTCGCCCTTGTTGAATTTAACGCCCATCCGTTCTTCTTGGCCTGGGTTTGACACCATGTTAAGAACAATGCTGATTTCTCCTCTGTAGGTTGGGTCAATAATGCCTCCAGTTGGAAAAATGCCTTTTGCAGACAACCCGGAGCGTCCCTCGACTTTCATAAAAATTCGATTTCTCTCAAAATCCGTCGTGGGCATGTCAGCAAGCTGAATATTAGTCAGCACTTTCTTCACAGTGCCCGGGTTCATAAGAAAACTCTCATCACTGTAAAGGTCAAAGCCAATGTCCCCGTCCCGGATGGCGGTTGGGATCTTTGCCGTTTCGGACATTTTCTTGAACTTAATCCGAATGGCCTTGTCTGCCTTTGGAATGTTTGGAGCAAACCAGGCCGGGTCCTGGGTCTTATAGGCGTCGATTGCCACGGGCTCACGGTCAGATATTCTGATTGCCTCGTTTGGGTCGTGACGAGAAGAGTCTGACATTGCTCAAGCCTCCACTAGATCCACGGCTGTGGCATTTACAGAGGCAGCCGCCTGCACTTCCTCGATTGAGTCCGAGTTTACGCCCTTATAGGTAAGGTGTTCCTCTGCCATTGGTTTCATAATATAGGCGGCGTCCATCAGGCCGTCCATATATCTCTTATACTGTGGATCCGCCAGGATTTCATCAAAGTTTGATTTCTGGAACTTCTTCTCAATGACGTTTTTGCCGTCCTTGATCGTAAGAGTCTTCCAGGCGGAGACCCCCTCAACGATAACAGAAGCCCCACTCTCAAGAATAGCAGGGCCACTCTTTTCCCCGTGCTCACGGAGGAAGTCAAAAATCTGCTCGTGCTCCTTGATACCAATTCCGAAGTGAATCTGGAAGCTGCACTCCCTGAATGGGCGTGCAACCTTATTTTTGATGGTTTTGGCGGTTACTTCGATGCCAATAACCTTTCCATCCTTCTCGATATGTTTTCCGCCGGTCAGTTTGATTCTGGTGCTTGAGGAATAGGGAATAGCCATACCACCCGAGGTGGTCGTTGGGTCACCGTACATCACGCCGATTTTCGTGCGTTGCTGAGAGACAAGCATTAGCAATACTTTCTGGTTGGCGATGACGTTTGCAATCTTTCTCATGCCCTTGGAGAGCACCCTGGCCTGCAAGCCAATTGTGTTCTGGTCGTAGTCGCCCTCAAGCTCTGCCCTTGGGGAGGACTGAGAAACCGAGTCCCAGATAACAATAACCGGCACGTCCTTGGTCATGGACCTCGCCTTGATGATGGTGCTCTCAATTACGGAGAGGATTTCCTCCGTGCAGGCAGTCTGCACGAAGACAAATCTTCTGGCAATGTCAATCCCAAGGTCAGTGAGATTGTCGATGTTGGTAGCGTTCTCCGTGTCCACATAAACCACAATTCCGCCCATGTGCTGGACCGACCTTGCGGCAGCAAAGCAAAGATGGGATTTGCCCAGGCCGGGAGGAGACTGGACTTCAATAATCCGACCCTCTGCCCACCCGCCTCCCTGGCGGTTTCCGACGATGTAGTCCAGCTGCCTGGAACCTGTGGGAATCCAACGCTTGATTTCGGTCGGGGCGTCGTCGGACGCCAGGTTAAAGGCGATGTTGGACCCGTGGTCCTTGTTCAACTGACGAATAAGCTCCTGAGAGAAGTCCTCAGACTGAGGACGAGAGGTATTGTTGTTATTTGATGTTTCGTTGGTGTTTTCTTTTTTAGGTCTTGCCATAATAGTTGTCTCCATGAAAATAGTATAGATGCCAGGTAACTCTGTATAAACGTGTAGGTGTAGAGGTAGAAACAACAAAGCCCCATTCCTGGGGCTTGTTGTTCCTCTATAGGATTATGTTAATTAGCCCGAATATGTACCCTGGTCAGGGTATCACTCTAGGTCTTTGAAGGCGGCATCCACGTCGGCTGCTGCCTTTTTCGAATCCTCGGAAGTACCACGCGAGGTACCCTCTGTGGTCGTCTCTCCGGCCGTTTCCCCGGTCTGGGCGGCAAGGAAGTTGTCACGGATGGCAACCATCTCCTCTTCGCTCTTTACCTGAGCCTTGAAGTAAGCATCAAAGTTAGGTACCGTCTTCAAAAGCGCCTCAATCTGATCCTTTTTTGGAAGGAGCTTGGAAGCCTTTCTGCGGGGCAGGAGTTTAATGTCCTTGACAGGGAAGTTGTTAAACGTCTTGTCGGTAGCGGACACAGTTACCGTAAAGTCAAAACCGTTCTCAACGGAGAACATGTCTTCCTCTGCGTAGTCCGGGTTAACGAGAATTCCGTAAATATCCTTGCAGAGCTTTGGGGAAATTTCCCAAACCTGGAGACCTTTCTCTTCCTCGCCACGAACCACAATGGCCGCGTAGTATCTCTCTCTAGGCGTCAGCTTCTTGCGGACCAACCAAGCCTCACGGGACTTGTCCTTGGCAAGCTCCATAGCCGCCTCCTTGAGGGGATCAGGCTGTCCGTACTGCGAGGGACTTACAAATCTCTTGTCCCCAAGATCCTTGTTGTCATAGTAGGCAACCTCAAAAAACGGCTGCGCCAACTGATTTCCGTTCGCGTCGGAAAGGGGCACGAACCTAACGTCGTATGTGCCGACCTGGAACTTGGCCCAGTTTATTTTTGCTTTGTCAGAGCCCTTGGTGTTGCTTGCGAGTGTGTTAATTTTCTGTTTAATGGAATCAAGATTGTAACTCATATTGTTTTTTCTTCTCTTTCTTTATAAAGCCGACAAAAGGTTGAGTCGGATTACTTCTAAGTATGGTTCACAGGGGTCAACTTGTCTGAAGATTCAGAAGAATCTTTATCGTCGAACCCATTGAAATCATTAGGCTTTTTGTTCTCAAATTCCGGGCTTTTTGGGTACAAATTGTACACTGATTTCAACACGTTAATGGCGCCTTCCATGCCATACAAAATTTTCGGCAGGTCTTCCTTGGTGAGGGTGCCGGCATCGATCTGATCTTGTAGTCCCTGGAGGGAGATGACAATCAGTCTCTCAAAGTCCTCGTCAGAATTCTTGTACTCCCACACCGCCACGCCCGCTTTCTTCTTCTTTTCGGGTGTGGTTGGTTCTTTCTGCTCGTCGTCAGAGGGAGGGGTGTTATCAAAGAGGTCGATGTTGTTCATAGCTTGTTTCCTGACATCCAGAATATTTGATTTTTGAAGCCTGGGATGTCCTTAGCTCCCAAGGTACAAAGCTTTGGGATTAGATGTTCAACGTCCTTGTGAACATCTAAAATGAGAGCGTCATGGAGGAGGAAGATAGGGGCAATAACCTGAAA